CAGAGCGCTATCTTCAACAAAATCAATTACAAACAAAATCCCTTGAAAAATATTCATCTGATATTCAAGGAACAAACTTGTCAAATAAGTTCAAAGCTATGCAAAACGAATGGTATGGCTCCGCAGGTCTCAGAGGTGCCTCTGACGTACTACCTTGGATCAAAATGCTAATGGGAAAATAAACTTTAAAAATCAAAACAATGCGAAGCAAAAGACACCCCCGCAAAACACGTTCTCAAAAAAAGTACACCCGAAAAATTAACGGTGTAAACTATTCACGAGGCGGTATCAGACTCTAAATTATGAAATGCCTTTCTCCAATATCAATACCACGACATAACGGTCAGGGAGCAAAAGATAGAATTCAAGTACCTTGCTCCAAATGTGTATCTTGTATTGAGGCAAAGCGCTCACAATGGACAATTAGGCTAAAAGAAGAGCTTAAAGTCTCTTCCTCTGCTCTCTTCCTTACTCTTACTTATAACGATGAAAATATTGTTGTAAATGATAACGATGAAGGAGTACTACTCAAACGACACATTCAACTTTTTCTTAAAAAACTTAGACGTAAATTTGACTATGCAAAAAAGCAATACAAAATTAGATACTTCGTAATCGGCGAATATGGAACCCAAACCCAAAGACCTCACTATCACATGATACTTTTCAATGTTCCGCTTCATCAGGAACAGTATATTGTTGCCTCTTGGGATTTGGGATTTGTCCATTTCGGCACAGTTGAAATGGCTTCAATACATTATTGCACTGGTTACTTACTTCAAATTAATGAGGATATAGAAAATAGGCCTAAGGCCTTTGCATTAATGTCTAAAGGACTCGGAAGAAGCTACATCAACCGAATGAATGACTACCACGCGGATACTCAAAACTTTCAGTATACCTTCTTTGATGGGGTCAAAGCACCCCTACCGCGTTACTACAAGGATAAAATCTTTTCTTCTGCTGATAAAGAGCGTAATAACATGAAAGTGCAGATACTTTCAGATAAATCAGATAATGAGATTCTGCGCTCTCTCTCTGGAAAAGTAAAAAATCCTGAACAAACTGTTCAACTACGTACGATAAGTTATGCCGAAAGGCGTTTACAATCTCTCAGAAAAAATACCAAATTATGAGAAACGAATTATTTAATCAAAAAAATCAAAATGGCAAGGTCAAAAAAAACGTCTTTGACCTCACTCACGAAAAAAAATTGTCTATGAATATGGGCGATTTAGTCCCTATTTATCTTCAGGAGGTAATGCCTGGCGACAAGTTCCAGGTATCAACTGAACAACTTATGCGACTTGCTCCAATGGTTGCGCCTCTTATGCATCGTGTCAACGTTTACACTCACTTCTTTTTCGTACCCAACCGTTTAGTCTTTGACCAATGGCAAGACTTCATTACTGGTGGATCAGACGGAAAACTAGAACCTACTCTTCCTACAATGCAGCTTAACGGAGCTTATTATACAAAATTCGGTCAGGGAACACTCGCCGACTACTTCGGTATCAATTCCATTAAAGCACCACCAGTTAAAGCAATACCTATCAATGCTCTGCCTTTCAGAGCTTACCAACTTATCTACAATGAATATTTTCGTGACCAAACTCTAAATAACGAAGTAACCTTTAATCATGGTGAAAATGTCGATCCAATGGATTATGATGAGATATTGCAACTACGCAAAAGATCATGGGAAAAAGACTATTTTACCTCTGCCCTTCCTTGGCCGCAACGTGGAGACGACGTTATGATACCGTCTGCCGGTGCTTCTCCTTTCTCTATTCCCGGGACAGCAATACATTATATGGACGAAGCTGAATCAACCGTTGATAATGGTCAAGGTTATGTTTCAAAATTAGGAGTAGCTCCAAATTCAAAAAAGATTTCAAAATGGAATGAGGATTTAACTGGAGGTGGTGTAATTGGAATCAAAAATATCGATTCAATAGATGTACAAAGTACTGGATCAAATGGCTCTATTAATGATCTTCGTACAGCTGTTAGGATTCAAGAATGGCTCGAAAAAAATGCAAGAGCAGGAGCACGTTACATTGAGCAAATACTTGCTCACTTCAATGTTCTTTCCTCAGACGCACGTCTGCAGCGTCCCGAATTCTTAGGTGGTGGAATCTCACCAATCGTTATATCAGAAGTTCTTTCAACTGTCGGAACAACAGAAGCACCACAAGGCAATATGTCAGGTCATGGTATATCCGTTGGAAACAATCACAACTTTTCAAAATTCTTTGAAGAACACGGTTATATAATCGGCATCATGTCCGTTCTACCACGTACCACTTACTCTCAGGGCGTTCCGCGTACCTTCATGAAAACAACTAAATTTGATTTCCCATTCCCTGAATTCGCACACTTGGGCGAACAGGCTGTCTATCAGAATGAATTATTCGCAGATGGTACTAATGATCCTTTAAGGGTCTTCGGTTATCAACCACGTTACTCTGAATATAAATTTGCAATGTCCACAGTTCACGGGGATTTTCGTGATACTCTCAATTATTGGCATATGGCCAGAGAATGGGCAACCGATGGATCAGTTGCAGGAGGCCCAGTTCTCAATGATACATTCACTGTCTCCGACCCTACTCACCGCATATTTGCGGTAACTGATGAAGATTATCATAAACTCTATGTTCAAATCCTTAACAAAGTGACCGCAATACGTCCTTTGCCACGATTTGGCAACCCTTCGTTCTAAAAACATACTTCGTATCCACTTAAAAAAATAATTCAAATAAACCACCTTAAAATGGAAACAAAAACAATAACAAAAAAATGGCATTTCCAAACACCTTGGAACTACAAATACTGGGAAAATAGGGGCGAAATTAATATTGGCCCTTCTATAACTGTTCCCGATCTCAATCTTTCAATCCAACAGATACTTGATAATTTCTCTCGTGGAATTTCAAATGATCAAATCTCAAGATTTCCAATAGGTTTGGATAATCCAACCTTTGACGATATTGACGTAACTCAAGATCCTGCATTCGATATTATCGAAGCAAAACAAATAGCCGACCAAATAGACCAACGTCAAAAACAACGTCTGGAAAAACAAAAAACTATTGACGATGCTATCAGCGAGGAAAAAGAGCGACTGTATCAGGAAGCTCAAAAAGCAAAGCAAGATACTACTCTGCCTTTGCCTCCTAATCCTGCAATTTAATTGCAGAATTCAAAATGTTACAATTCAAAAATCTGTAACATTAGAAAAAAAGCTCCTTAGAGCTCTATAAAAAAAATGCCCGCAAAACCTTTAACCCTTCACCCTTCACCCTAATCAAAAAAGCGGGCAATAGCAATGCGAAAACTTCATAAGGCCAAAGCGACTTTAGAAAGCCAAAGACAAAACAAGCAAAGCGAAGCGAACGCGCAGTAAATCAAAGCTTTCGGGTCGTTAAGGCCGATGAAGTAGACGAACGTAGTGAGTCAAAATGGCACTACACTATCTAGATATATTAGTGCCAATTGACACACAAGCAAAAATCATTATATTTGCCATGTCAATACAACCAAAAAAAAACCAAAAATTATGCCTTTAGGAGCAATTTTAGGAACCGTTGGCGGACTCATTGGCGGTCTTGCAAATTCCGTTACATCGGTAATCAATACCAACAAAACAAACAAGGCCAACAAAGATTTGGCCGAATACCAATATTCAAAAGACGTTGAAAGCTGGAATCGTCAAAATGCTTACAACTCTCCTGCCGCTCAAATGGAGCGGTACACTTCTGCAGGACTTAACCCAAATATGATCTATGGATCAGGAACTGCCTCTGCTGGTAATGCTCAATCAATGCCACATTATCAAGCCCCCACACAACAGTACAATTATCAACCACCTAATGTACTACCACAAATTTCAACTTATGCCGATCTCGCAATTAAAAAAGCCACTGTTGACCGTATCAAGGCGCAAACCCAAAATGAAAATCTTTCCGTTGCTCTTAACGCGGCCTCACTTCAAGCGGATATCGCCTCACGCGGTTACAAAAAATCTCTTTTAGGCAACCAATCCGACGCAATGTGGTATCAAAAGACTATGAATGCAATTAATGCAAGTGTATTGGATTCTCTTCATCAATCTGGCGCTTTAACAGAGCGCTATCTTCAACAAAATCAATTACAAACAAAATCCCTTGAAAAATATTCATCTGATATTCAAGGAACAAACTTGTCAAATAAGTTCAAAGCTATGCAAAACGAATGGTATGGCTC